CAAACAGGAAGTCTTAAAACTTCTACCTTTACAGCAGTAAGTGGTGAAGGTTATTTTATAAATTCAGGAAGTGCAATCACAGCAAACTTACCAGCAGGTTCTGCTGGAGCCATTGTTGCTTTTTCTGATTATGCAAGAAATTTTGCAACATATAATTTAACTATCAGTCCAAATGGTTCTGAAAAAATAGGTGGTATTGCTGACGATACAAAATTAAATGTAAATGGTCAAGCAGCTACTTTTGTTTATGTTGATTCAACAAAAGGTTGGGTTAACGTTCAAAATGCAGAAGACACAGAAACAGGTTTAATTCAATTTATAAGCGCAACAGGTGGAACAATAACAGAATCAGGTGATTATAGAATTCATACATTTACAGGTCCAGGAACTTTTGCAGTTACAGCTGCAGCTGTTTGTGGACCAACAAGAAATAATGTTTCATATCTAGTAGTAGGGGGTGGTGGTTCTGGTGGTGAATCAAACGTTTCCGGTGGTGGTGGAGGAGCCGGTGGTTTTAGAGAATTTAGAGCTCCTCTTTCTGGTTGTTATTCAGTATCTCCATTAAATGGTAATCCAGGTGGAACATCAATCACAGTAACATCTCAATCTTATCCAATTACAGTTGGTGGAGGAGGAGCTGGTGGAAGTACTCCTGGTAATGCAAACGGAAATAATGGAAATGTTAGTACATTTGATACAGTAACATCAGCAGGTGGTGGCTATGGTGGTGGATATGATGCTGGGGGGCCAGGAGGTTCTGGTGGTGGAGGTGGAGGTGCACAACCTGTTCAACCAGGAGGATCAGGTAATACTCCTCCAACATCTCCTGCACAAGGATTTAATGGTGGTTCAGGTGGAGGAAATCCTTCTACCTATGCTAATACAGGTGGCGGTGGTGGAGCTACAGCTGTAGGACAATCTATTTCAGGAAATTATCCAGGAGGTGGTCCTGGTGGTGATGGTGGAGCAGGAACATCAACTTCAATTACAGCAGCTTCAGTAGCTTATTCTGGTGGAGGTGGTGGATCTGCTGATAATAGAGTTGGATCACAAACAGGTGGTGATGGTGGTACAGGAGGTGGTGGTCAAGGTGGAGATAATACTAGAGACACAACTTCTGGTACAGTTAATACTGGTGGTGGTGGAGGTGGTGAACGTGGTGATTCTAATCCAGCAGGTAATTTTAGTGATGCAGGATCTGGAGGTAGCGGAATTGTTGTAATAAGGTATAAATATCAATAGGTAAAAATTATGAGTGAAGTAAAAGTAAATAAAATTAGTCCACGATCAGGCACAACAGTAACCCTAGGAGATAGTGG